GTTCCAAAGCCTTCAATGCTTTTTCAGCATCACAAGTGAAGTAAGCATATATATCATGCGAAACCTCCTTGCATCCGGTCAATTTGACAATGTTAGCCATTTTCTTTCCTCCTTTTTTCTACAAATTGTTCAAGTCTCTTTTCACACTCAGCACATTCGATTTTCTTGCGCTCCAATTTCTCCCGGAACTTAACCAGTTCCTCGTCCGTGTTCTCGTTAAAGAATATGTTGTTCTGACGGTTGTGCTCGATGTACTCATTCATCCTACGTTCTGCTTTTGTTATCTGGGCTTTGGCGGAAATTAACTTAGTAAGGCATGAATTTAATTCAAGACTTTCTTTAGAACGCTTATCATAGTGATACAGACTTATACCAATAATCTGTTTTGGATATTGGCACTGCAATTTCGCCATCCTCCATCTGATTACCCATTGGTAGCGGAAATACATTTCACGGGGAAGGTTGTAGTGATAAAGGCTAACTTGTTTATCTGCATATCCGTAATAAATGGTTACTTCAACCCATTGCTCAACCTTCAGATCCTTTTCCGCTTTGGCCAAATCCTTTGCATACTGATAAAAATCGCTCACGCTTTCCTGCTTTCCCATCAGTTCCATCTTTGAGGTCGGTTATTAATTCTTTCCAAGTAAGCAGCTATCTTCTTTTCCACATCCTCACCGTTGCGGACGAAGATTCGTGTCCGAGTCTTGTCACCGGGGACAGCCACATACTTTCCATGTTTCTCCACCTCCCGCTGCCGGGCGATTTTCAATTCGGTTCCAGAAGGGTTCTTCTCCAAATCCACCTTACGTGGAACCATCGGATCATTTTCTGTTATCATTTTGCACCTCCTTGTCTTTGTTAATTATTCTATCAATTCTTTTCTTTTCAAGCCATTTGGCCCCCTTCTGAAAGCCCTCCTTAAACGACTTGTCGCAAGCCTGACAAATAAGCGTTTCAGGATTATATCTTAACGGGCACTTCGTACACATTTGACTGCGTCCGTTGGCCAGCCATGCTGCCTGCTTGCAGCCGCCCATCAAGGATGCAGGCTTAGGCATATCCTTCAGGTCGGCAAATATGCGTATCATATTGTCGAACCCCTCTAGGTCACTGAACATATCGTCACCTTTCTTGTTGAAATCAACTATCTTAGCAAATTCCTTGAAGTACAAGTCCGCTGCTTTATAGTATTCTTTCTGCATATAGACAATACTGTCTGTCATTATCCTGCTTTCCTTAAAATTATCCTCTATCTCAGACAACAGATCGTTGGTTTCACACATCAGAAGCTGTACCAGACATATCATACGGCTTGTTTTCTCCAGTATTCCGGAATCCTTGGCTTTCTGAATTATTTCCTCTCCTTTGGCTACCTCTATTTCTTTGACGAGATTATGTATATCGTCATACAACCTTTTTATTTCGGCTCTGTCATTTTTCGATAAAGCTTTCTGATACTCCATTTTAAGAGCATCAAGCTGCTGGTATAGTAGTTCCATTCTCATATTTTTGTAGGTTTTTATTATTATATTTATGAAGCTGCCCTCCTAATCATCCCCATGTTACGGTTTACAAGTTCGATTATTCTGTCATGGTAATCACTAGTTCCATTACAAACCGCACGGCTTTGAATTATCTTGAAAGTTTTCAAGTTTACTTCTATTGTTTCTAAACGTTTACCATTCTTCTGTGCTGTGAGAATAAGGCAATCCCTATGTTTGTAATACTCATTAGCATACACGCAATGGTGCATGGCTTTTCCTTCCTGATAGAATTGGGTAACACTTTCCAGTGGACGGATCACAATATCCTCGTCCTTGATTTCCATTCCCAGGAACGGCTGGATTCTACGGATGAAAGACAGAATATCCTGCTTCATTCTGAACATGCGTTCAATCCTTTCCTTTCGTTCCTGTTCAGCACGAATCTTTGCTTCTATCTTTCTCTTTTTCTCAACCAGCTTGTCATGCTCTTTTTTCAGGTTCTTCGGGCATACATAGTGAGCGTTATGTGTGTCAAGGTGGAAATAATCAAGCAAATGCAAGTAATCATCATACATCGAGCCGTCCTTGATGATATATCCGTTACGGTTGCAGATATTCACTACCCACGGATGAGAAAGTCCACCCCTACACATGTAGAACTCCAACATAGCATACTGACGTGTCTTAATAAGCATTTCCGCATATTTATTTTCACCTAACAAGCCACGTATCAACACCGCTGGAGTAACACCATGGAACGAAGTGCGAAGGCCATTTCTGCGAAGAATCGGCAGCACATTTACTTTCGGATACACATAGCCGTCTATGTCGTAAGAATGTGAATAGTATATATTCCCGTCCTGCTTGATACTCATTTCTGTAGCGTGCAGCCAACCCCTACAGCCCATATTCATAGCTTTGGCGATAACCGTATCTTTGCAGTCAGCGGTTATCCACTGCTGGCATACCTCATCTGTGAAATAATGTGTGTCACGTTCTTTCCTTGCATACCTGGCTGTGTAGAAGTGACGGAGCACTTGAAAATCTCCTGATGCGGTAACTACTGTCAGATAGCTTACTGCATTATCCTTGGTCTTACGGCTTACTTTCACTTCCAATCTTTCACCGCAATAAGGGCACCGTATGTACCCTTCCTTCTGGCCAGTTACATCAACCCACATCTTTCCACATTCACTGCACCACATTTCGTTCTTGCACTTGTATGCGTTATGAGGAAAGCAATGCTTCTTCCCCCATTTTATCTGGGCTTCTGTAATAGCTGGCAGCTTACTGCTCAATTCAGCTACAAGCCTTTCACGTTTATTTCTCGGTTTCATAGCTCACCAAATAATGAAAGTTGTAAACTATTATCATCCCCTCTCTTACGTTTCTGCTGTGGCTTAGGCTGCGGTTTCGGTTGCTCAGTCCTGGAAGTTTCAGCAGCCGGGGCAACTACCTCTACACGTTCCTTCACCTTGTCCAACTCGATGTCATCTTCGTCGTAGTAATGGACAGCCCATCCGTATACAGTTGATTCATCCACACCAACTGCATTGTCATTTTTCGCTAGCTTACGGGCTTGTGAGTAAATATACTTGCAGCATTCCTTTATGCTCTTGTTTGCTTTCTTGTATGTCTCGGCAAAGAGAGAATCAGTCTTTGCACGATTCTCCAGATACGTCTGGATTGTTGTTTCAAAATTTGACATAATTGAAGTGGTTATTTGGTTAAGATTATTTTCTTCTCGTATCACCATCAACATGGATGATATTAAACATCTCCTTGCAGCGGTCAGCTATGTATATACCATATCGTGCCGGGATGTCATTTAATTCAAGGTTAGTCGTAGCATGTGTACAGTATTCGTACCTGAACTCATACCGAAGCTGAAGGACGGTCTGAATTACGTTCAATCCGGTCCCGAAGTGCTTTGCATCCGAAGGTTCGCGTCCAAGTTCATCAATACATAGCCCTGAGGCGCATTCTCGTTGCACGTAGCGAATTATTCCATCAATTCCTTGTTCCGCATAGCGTAGTGAGATTTCTGCGGCAAAAACGAACGCAAAGCCCAAATCTTTCCTGCTAAAAGCAAACGCATATCGGTTTACCAAACTTTCATACTTCTGCAGTCCCTTCATCAACGTAGACTTTCCAGTACCTATCGGACCACAAAGCAGTATGCCTTTGTTTGGATCAAGGCTACCCTTCATCATTCTGCCAGCTCTCTCCCAAACCCACCGGTATAGCGCATCAAGTGTTTTACGATTTCTGTCGTCAATAATGAAAT